TTTAAGATCGGCAGAGGAACAATTGCTTGGACAGCCTTAGAATATGCTGGATTAACTCCAAACACAAATGATACATTTACAAATAAAACAATTAATCTTTCAGACAATACATTATCTGGAACAGTAGCTCAATTTAATACGGCCCTTTCAGACGATAACTTTGTAACTTTGACTGGATCAGAGAATTTAACAAATAAGACTTTGACCAGCCCAACAATTTCAAATCCTACATTTACTGGACAGATGACTGGCCTAGAGCTAGCATTTGCCCAAAGCATAGTTTTTGAGGGTGCTACAGCAGACTCATATGAAATGACTTTGAGCGCTGGAGAGCCAACAGAGGATAGAGTAATTACCCTCCCAAATGCTACAGATACCTTAGTAGGTAGAAATACGCAAGATACACTAACAAATAAGAGCATTAGCGGCTCTACAAATACGCTAACAAATATTCCAAATAACGCCCTCACAAACAGCTCTATCACAATAAATGGAACTGTAGTATCATTAGGTGGTACCACCGAAATAGCCACAGGCGGCGGTAAATCAGGAATATTTATGTTAATGGGAGTATAAAATGCCAGAGTATATTAAAATTTTAGGACAGGTTACAACATCAGCAGCTGGAACACTTCAGCAATTAAGTATGTTTCCAGATCCAAACTTTGAGTACTACACAACTAATACAACCCATGTTAATCAAACAGCTCCTCAAAGCCCATTATTTGGTTTTCCAGTAAGCGGTGGAAACTCTGGAGTAAACGATAACTGTCAGATTACATATATTACTAGCGAACATGCACCTAATTCTGCAAATGCTACTGGCAGAACAAACTCAATGTACTTTACTAATCATAACAATCAATACCATCCAAGATGGTATATGAACTCAGCAACTAATTTAGATAGACCATTTTTAAAAAGCGGTCAAGTTTACACAATGTCTTTCTGGTCAAAGGTTACAGATGATTCAGGGCATGCAAATAATCACCATGGTCACGGCGGAATGCAATATTCAAGAGGAGTAAATAATTATGACATTATTCCTTATGGAGATAATTTTCCAAGCAGAGCTACAATTTCAAACGGATGGGTACTAAATGCAAATATGTATGATACCTGGAGACAATATTATACAACATTTACTGGAGAAGGCGGGTATTTTGATTTCAATGTAAGAATTTGGAATCATAGCTTTAGCGGATGGGTAAGATGGTATTTAGATAATTTCCTTATTGTAGAAGGAGCAGTTCCAAGAGCACTTTTGCCAACAAGACCATTAGATGGAGCTTCTGGAAATGCAAATGCTCTTTATACATCTCCATATACAACACGATCTGAGGGTTGGCAATCAACTGCTTATAGATCTCCTACAATTAGAAGAGTAACAGGTTCATGGCAAACTCTTTATACTGTGCCTGATAATAGATCTGCAGTAGCATCTACATTGCATATTTCAAATTATGGAACTGCAAATGCAACTTATAGAGTTGCTGTACAAAAAGCTGGAGAAACTTTAAATTCACAACATATCCTAGCATTTGATCATCCAATTACACAAACTTCTAGCGAATCCTTAAGTATAGGATTAACATTGGCCGCTGGAGATAAAATAATTGTTCAATCAGATGTTGATAAAATTACATTCCAGCTATTGGAACTACAAATGCTGTTAGCGGTATGAGTAATCCTCAAATGATTAATGGTACAGGTCAGATTACATTTTCTAACATTCCACAAACATATAGAGACTTAAAAATTCAATTTTCTTATATGTCACACAATGCTCAAAATGATAGCCAGTACAGAATTTCTTGGTGGTATAACAATGATACCAATGCATCCAGATACTATTCTCGTGGAGGTACTCAAGCAACTGGAACCCCAGCACATAACGCAGATAACGCTGACAGACACTACTTTTTCTATAATTACAATCATTTAACACGTAGAAATGATTGGCCTGGACAGGGAGAGATTATTATTCCAAACTATTCGTCTACCCTTACTACAAACTTTAGAAGCGCTTACGGAACATCCTGGAATATGGTAAGCTTAAGCTATCCAACTCAATGGGGATTCCACTATTATAATAATGATGTAGTAAAATTACCAGTAACTCGCCTAGACTTTTCATGGGAAAGCGATGTAAAATTCTGTGTTGGATCAAAAATAACCATTTATGGTATAGGCGCAAAATAAAATTAAGGTATAATATAAACGGAGGAAAAAATGCCAAGCACATATAACGTCTTTGAAAGATACGGAACAGTCACCCCAGAACTAACAGGTAACCTTTGGTATGGAACCTGTAGGTATAATCTTTCCCCAGCCATATACCAATCTACAACTAATACTATTTATAACGCTGACGCAACAGCTGATTACTCTACATTTTCTACAACAGGAATAACTGGATTTTTTGATGCACAAAATTATATGTACGGCGTTGGATCAGCAAGGTACATGCTTAATGGAGCATCTCCAACTCCGCTTGTTAAAATGCCAGGAGCAGCTTACTACAATACTAGTCAAGATACATATAAAACTGGATCTGTAAGAATTTGGTCAGAGCATGCTCTTCAAATGAGATTAGATATTCAAATGTATGATGGCTCAGGTAATACTGTAGGCGGAACAGATAGCACAACAGTTACTTTAACTCCAAATCAATGGAATACTCTACAGGTTGTTTCAAGCGTAAACTCTGTAGGATATTTATTAACTCTTAATGTTCTTAACTTTAACTCAGCAACAGATACTGGAAAAATATTTTATTTAGATCAAGTTTCTGTAGAAAATTTAAGATATCATACAATTTTTCAAAATGCTGGTGCAAGATCTGCTGGACAAATAAAATATACAATTCCTAAAACTGGTCCAGACTATACCGCATTAATTTGGACAGTTATTGGTCCGCAATGTAGCTCAGCTGCTGGAGGAACACATCCATTTTTCACTTTATATGATACATCAACATCTTATGCTACATTAAATTATCAAGAAGGATCTACAAAGTTGCAGGCATTTAAAGACGATACGGATCCAAATACAGATATTCAAATAAATGCTGTAAATTATAATCCAGGAGATGTAGTATTCGGAGCCCTTGTTAATGATGGATTAACTCTTACAATGTATGTCGCTAAGGCTGGAGACGTATCTCTTCAAACAACAAGTAGCGCAACAGAATTTGATACATTTGAGTACGTGTACCTTGGACAAGACCCATCAAATTCACGTTGGGCAAATTCAACAATTGAACAATTTTTGTTATATAATCGTGCTTTAACTCAAGCAGAAGTTTTAGCAATTTTCAATTCAGCAACACCGTTAGACTACACATCAGATAAAAGAATTATTTTTGCAGCTGCTACCCCAAGCACACTTGCAACATATAACGGTTTAGGTGTAGCTGGAACTGGTTCGTACAGAAATGAAGATATTACAGTTTCTTTAGATATAGTTTCTGCTATTTCTTCAAATACAACTTATGGCCCAACTGGTTCATCTACACATATGTTTTATGGACAAGATGTTAAAAAACTTCAAGTTAATAATATAATTTCTACTGGGTCAAATGTAACAACATCAACATTATATAAGGTAGACAATATTTCGGATGCTCCTAATATAGGCCCGATAGCATATGTATCTAAGATATAGGAGAAATAATGAATATATTAAGCATGCATTATGATAACCACGAAAATACAATGGTTAAAATTAAATATGATAATCAGGCTGTTAGAGACTCTGTTCCTTTAGAAGATCCAGAGGTAGTGGCATGGTTAATATCTGAAAATGAAATTTTGGAATGCCCATACGGAGACTTTGAAACAAAAGGCGATCCTAACGCTTAACACCTGACCCAACTTAGGGTATAATGGCATTATGTCATATCAATTAAAAACCATAAAAGATTCACCTATAGGTTTTTGGACCTTGGATGAGTCTTCTGGCTCTATTGCATATGATAAATCTGGATGTAATAATCATGGGACTTATATAGCATCTCCCGCCTCAAATATGTTGCCTCTAGTTCCTGGCGGAATCTCTGGAACTAAAATAACTAATACGGCATACGCTACATTTCCAGTAACAAAAGATTTTTATTCTTCAACAGTCGGAGCGGGACTAGCAAACAAATACACATCAGATAACGATTTTACTTTAGAGGTATGGGTAAATCAATCTATAGAGTCTAACAATGAAACTCCGCTATTTGCAGACACTACAAATAACATAGGTTTATATTGGCATAAAGGCGATATTGTATTTAAGGTATCAGCCACAGATTCTATTAGATACTGCATCCCATACAGCAAAAAGGTACTTCATCTTGTAGGAGTTTATTCTGTATCTGGAATATCTTTATATGTAGATTCAGCTCCAGTTGCCTCTAAGTCTTTATCTAATTTTAAATTCACAAATACTACAACCACATTTCAGACTGGTCCGACGGCAGATGCAGGAGATGCATTTATTGTAGATGCCCCAGCTATCTATAGATACAGCCTACCATCATCATCAATAAGAAGACACTATTTATCTGGAAATGTAACAGTATCTCCAATACATGTTGTGTTCCCAGATCGTGGAACTTTATTTAGCGGGACAGACGCAAATATTAGAGCCCCATTCGATTATTCATATCCAGTAAATAGGCCATGGACGGACTTTGTAGATGCCAATACATATTACGATGCTGGTAAAAAACATATTACCTTTTATCAGACAGAAACAGTTGAGGCTAAAAGCCTAGTCATAAATGACTACTTTTTAATTCCATCTCAAATAGGATTAACTACTTCTAAGGTTGAGTGGCGGAATGATCTGGGAATTACAGTAGAATCCAGCGTAGATGGAACTACATACCTACCTTGCGTAAATGGACAACCATTACCTCAATACAACAAAGACTCGTTTAATTCTATTGGTAAGGTCTATATTCGAATTACAATGTCTACGACAGATGCAAGCAAATTCTTGCCTAAGCTATCATTTTTCTGCATAACCTTCTATTCTGATAAAACCCTATATTCAGATAATTCTGGGGATAAAATAACCTCAACAACAGATTATTATCTAGGATCATTAAATTATCCTATTCTATCTCGAAATTACATGAATGGAATTAGGGCTAAAAGCGGAGCTGGGTTTGACCTTGAAACCGCATCCTCTATAAAGTCTTTAGAAATGTTCTTTACACCCGCTACGTTGGCCGCTAACACCCTATTCTATGATTCTGGCAGTACAACCACCAGATTCGCCTGGAATGGCTCTGGAACCCTTTCTAAGGCCAATATAGACAAGGTATATATAAATGGGGTATATGTATCGACTGCTACTAATATAACTAATTATTTCTTAGATGAAGAGCCTAGCCATGTCGTATTAATATTTACTGACCCAATTACAGGCACATTTAAATTCAATTATGAAACATCTGGGGGGCCAAGTAACCTTTATAAGAACATAGCGCTATATCAGGATGAGCTTACAGCAGGTAAAGTCGAGACTCATTTTGAATTATATACAGGTAAGCCTGTTGAAACTATCACAGAATCTGCCATCACCCTGACAGAATTACCAGCTGTTTATTATAATAACGACTGGATCGTGTTACAATCTGTATAATTTTGTCAATTCATCTGACAAAAAGCTGGACTTAGGTCGTAGAAAGTGGTAAAATAAAAACCTATGGACACTGGAAAGATTAAATATTCATCACCTGAAGAAGAGACCCGCCTAGGAATTTATGTCTGGGAAATGCCAGATGGTCGCTGGATTGGCGACGACGATGGAAATTATCTTTCAGTAACATCCATGAAAAACAATAAAGCTAAGATCGATGCTTTGGCTAATACTGTAAGGTCCTATGGAATATATGAGGGATCCCCTAAATTCTTATCAGGACGTAGAAAAGTTGATGACGAAGAGTTTGAGCATCAGAAACAAAGACTTAATTGGGGACTAGTACCAGATCCTTTGGATATTGGAAACTACAAAGACGAAATGAAAAAAGCAGGTAAAAAATAATGGATCATATTCAAGACGACAATACAGAAGAAATTCAAATCTCTAATGCAGCAGATTGGGTAAAGTTTAATACTCCTACTGCTCAAAAAACAAATGATCCTTTTAAAGTTGAAGGCGAAGACCTAGTTAAAGTATCTGGACTAAGTCCAGCAGTTCGTCGTAAGATGAACCGTGATTTGCAAAAAAGATTTACAGGCATTGACGGAACAGGAACACAGCAGAACCTACTTGCTCAAGCAATTACTGGTTATGCAATGTTTGACCTAATTGAGCCACCATACAATTTAGAATATTTATCACAAGTATATGAAATCTCTCCATACAACTACGCAGCAATTAATGCTAAAGTTGCAAACATTGTAGGACTTGGATTTGATTTTATCGAGACTCGTAAAACAGTTGAAGCTATGGACGGAATTGATAGCGACATGCAATTAGAAAGAGCACGTCGTAAATTAAATAGATTACGTCAAGACCTACACTCATGGCTAGAAGATTGCAATGAGGAAGAAACATTCAAAGAGACTTTAATTAAGTTCTATACAGATGTAGAGGCTACAGGAAACGGCTATCTTGAAATCGGTAGAACAACAAATGGCAAAATAGGATATATCGGACATATTCCTGCAAAGACTATGCGTGTACGCCGTTTGCGTGATGGATACATTCAATTGCTTTACGGCAAGGCAGTATTCTTCCGTAACTTCGGAGATCAAGATACTCCTAACCCAATTGCAGGCGGACTAGAGCGTCCTAATGAAATTATTCATGTAAAGAAATATACCCCACAAAATAACTATTATGGAATTCCAGATATCGTAGCAGCATCTAACGCTATGGCTGGAAACGAGTTTGCTGGAAAGTACAACCTGGACTACTTTGAGAATAAAGCAGTTCCAAGATATATTATCACCGTAAAGGGTGCAAAGCTTTCAAGCGAATCAGAAAGAAAACTTCTAGAATTCTTCCAGGTTGGTCTAAGAGGAAAAAATCACAGATCTTTATATATTCCACTTCCTGCAGATTCACCAGACTCTAAGGTTGAATTTAAGATGGACCCAGTCGAGGCGGGAACACAGGACTCATCATTTAATACATATCGCAAGATGAACCGTGATGAAATTCTAATGGCCCATAGAACCCCAATTAATAAAATTGGAACTCCAGAAGGAATTAATTTAGCAGCAGCACGAGATGCAGACAAGACATTTAAAGAGCAGGTTTGTCGTCCAGCACAAGATATTCTTGAAAAGAAAATAAATAGAATTATTTCTGAAATGACAGATGCTCTAGAAATTAAATTCAACGAGTTGGCTCTTACTGACGAAGATGCTCAATCTAAGATTGATGAGCGTTATTTGAGAATGCAGGTAATTACTCCTAACGAAATTAGAATTCGTAAAGGCATGGTTCCCCTAGACAGTGGAGATGAGGTTGTAGTTTTAAAACCTCAGCAACAGGCAGAAATTCGGTCACAGGCCGCAAATAGCAGAAGGCGGGATCAAGAAAGAGAAAATAATGCTCCCGATATTTCAGGGGAAGCTAGAAACCCACAGGGCGAGGGAAGACAAGTCGAGTAGTCCTGCTCAACCATTATTTGCCTTATATACAATAACGTTATAAAATTAAGCATATGAATATTGAGAAATCTTTATGGTCTTCGCATGGCGATAACATCAGCTTATCTGTCCCATTCACGAAAGTTAATCGTGAAAAGCGTACAGTTTCTGGATTCGCCACACTAGATAATTTAGATCAAACAGGTGATGTTGTCACAGCAGAAGCAAGCCTAAAGGCATTTGAAAGTTTCCGTGGTAATATCCGTGAGATGCATGGACCAACAGCAGTTGGCAAAATGGTTTCATTTAAGCCAGAAACATTTTACGATCCAGCAACAAAAGAATTTTATAGCGGAGTATATGTAGATGCATATATTTCAAAAGGTGCTCAGGATACTTGGGAAAAGATTCTTGATGGAACTCTACAAGGATTTTCAATCGGTGGAAAAATTGTTGAGGCGGAAAATGAAGTTAATAAGTCAACAGGTAAGCCTGTAAGATTTATTAAAGAGTATTCACTAATCGAGTTATCGGTAGTAGACTCACCAGCAAACGAGCTTTGCAATATTTTGTCTATTCAGAAAATGAATGGACAATTAATTTTTAAAGGTATTGCCGCAGAGACAGTTACAGAAAATATTTTTTATTGTGAAGATTCAGACTCAGTCTTTATCTCACAAGATGCATCATATGACTCCCCAGTTACAGGTAAGCCTGCAACATTAATCGGATGGGTAGAGAGTAACGATGTAAACAAGTCGAAAGAGATAGACAGAATTCTTGATTCATTTAAGAAATCAAGATTAACGTTGCCTGATACACAAACAATTGCAAAACAGGCAAACGCAGAAGGAGGTAATGAAGTGTCAGAAAACACAGAGACAGTAGTAGCAGAAGAAACTCCTGCTGCT